GATTGACAAGGCAGGGAAGGGGGGTAGTGTTATTTTTGCTTTTCTTTGCGTTTTCCAACGCGATAACACTTTTTTTACTAAACTTCTATTAACTGCAGCACTACGTGGTGCAGTTAATAAGTTAGAGTTTTTTCTCGATTTTCTTGTTTTTCTGGGATTAGCCATATCGCATTCCATTCATCTGCTATTGTTTTTATTATTATTGCGTCTTCGTCGTGATTTACAATTTTGTGTGCATCCCACCTTGGGTCTTTATTTTCCAATGTGTGCAATAATTTTTGCCAAAGATTTACAGGATCGTGTTTTACTAATTCATCCTCGTAATCTTCGACTATTTGTGAATATGGCATTTTTTTATAAGAAAATGCGTGTCTGTCTAACCATTCATGTAAATAATATTTTATATAATTTTTTCTGGTTTTGCCCTGTATATAAAATTCACGGCGTTTGCCATGTTTGTCAAATTCATCGTTAAAAGAATATATAAAAGTTTGTGGGCTTATACCCTGATCAACATGTTTGATTGCTAACTTTTTAAAATATTCATCGCCTAAAGGCGGTTTTTTACTTATTGCAAAATGATTTTGCTTTATTTCTTGTGCTTTTAATTTTTTTTCATCATGTTTTTGCTGTTTAAGCATATACTTAAACATATAATTAAAACCATGATATGTAGGTTTTTCTATAAATGAATAACCATGATCCCAATAGTCCCATGTGTATTGTTGTTTATTATAGACTAACCCTTTAGGCATTTTACCGTTAAAGAATAACGCTATATGCCAGTGACAGCGACCATAAGAACTACCCAGTTCGCCGCTAACTGCGTATCGGACTTTATACCCCTTATTTCTAAAATTTTTTATAAAATTTTGTATATGTGTATAATTTAAAACTGTGCTTTCTGGTGTGTCACCGCCACCATAGGTGAGCGTAACAATTAATGTTAAATCACTATGGATGGCTTCGGCAAGTGCGCGGCCTGAATAATCGTGAATACGATTAGCCGAGCATTGCCAGCACCCGTGACATGCAACCAACTGACCGTCAATATTATTTGGTGTTACACACATTTTTTTTGCCTTCAGTCGGTTTCAAGTCACTAGGTGCATATATGTACGAGAGTTGTATATGCTTTCGCTTCACCCCCCTCCAATAGTTGGAGTTTACGGGGGGTGAAGCTCTGTTGAGTACGGGAGTTACTCAACTTTTATGGTCGGTCAAATACTTGACCGTCCCAATCCTTCAATTGCCAATGTGCCGGATCATAAAATTCCCAATCAAACCCGTTTTCGAGTTTGATATTCATTTTACGTGCCACATCATGACCGATTTCGTATAAAATACGCCATTCTTTTTTTGTCATACCGTCCCATAGTTTTGTACTATGAACGATATCTACAGCCGCGCCGTATTGATGATAACTTTCACCTGCTTTTGCTTGTGAAAATCCTTTATCATACAATTCTTGTTGACGTTCTGAGGTACGCATCATTTCAACCGCAAATACTGGTATAGAATAGCCCTTACAGGCTTTAACCATATTGCGTTCCCATTTGAGAATATCAGGGTGTGCGCCAGTACGCACAGCCCGTAGTTGTTGTTTCTTATAATTTATTGAATTAATAAATTCCTTATTCGCCATCGCTTTCATTGCTAGATTGTGTGTTGTCGGTTGTGGCTTTCTTCGCTTCACTGTCTCCAGTTTTTTGCGTATCTGTGCCACTGTCGTCTTCCTGAACCCCGCTTGGTGGTAGCGAGGGCTTATTACCTCCTTTAAGTGGCGGGAAAGCTCCTGTATCATTTTCAATAACCTCATCTTTTTTCGTTAATCTTTCCACTTGATCAATTAAAATTTGCTCGCGTTTTGATGTTTCTGTTTTAATCATATGCATCAATCGTTCCATTTCTGGATTACGTGTTCGACGCATTTCCAAACCAGTAAATTTAACATCAGACATTTTTTGAATTGTATGATCTTGGGCGCGATTTTTATACGTTATAGAAACGCTTTTATCCTTACTTACTGCTCGTATATAAGTTGTTGCGCTTAATGATGTTATTAATGTAAATAACCCCTCATCAGATACCAGAAGAATTTCGTCTTTGAAATCCTTTGTCTTGCTTGCATATAATGCAACCTTATCTGAAGTGTTAAATTCAACACGAATTGTTCGACTTGAACCTGAAACTTTAAATTCTAAATTTTCATTTAGATTTAATTTGTTCCATCCATCGAGAGCTTGAATTTGATATCTTTTCATTATGTTTTCCTTGTTTTATGCCCTGCTGCACTTCGTGGAGCAGGGCGGGTTGTATTATTTTGTTAATCTTGTTTGATCTACATCAGCGATTACTTGATCATAATCGTCAGTGCTTTCTCTAATTGCAGGACCAAATACTGTATTACCAATTATTGAAAATTCGCCTTTTGCTGTTATTTCAAAATTATCAACTGTACTGTCTGCAAATATTTTATGGTGAATATCACTACATAAATACCAATCACTGCTGAGTTCGACATCAATTTTTTCGTTTGCCCAAAATTTTTGCCTCTCCTCGTCGAATGAAGCATCAACTTGCGGTCGGTAATATTTGCCGCCAATATTTGGTGTTGATCGCATATATCCATGATTTAATGGTGCGTAACCAAATACACTATCTGGATCACTATGATTTTGGTCTATATACCCATTTTTTACAATTTCGACAGGCTCAGGATCTAAGAAATTTTTAGTGAATTCAGGATAGTCCGCTGGATCAGTTGTTGTTAAAAAGAGATCTTGTGTTCTTTCAAACAAATTGTCAGGTACAATTTGTGCTACAACAATAATTGTCCCACCACATGTAATTGGTGGTACTGTCATACTAATATCTACTAATGTGCCACCTACTGTTACATGTTCATCTAAATTAGATGCGTCAGTGGCAAATCTTTGTTGATACCCCATTTGTTGAGTTTTTTCGGCTAACAAAATAGGATGTTTAAGACTTTCAGCCGGGATATTTATCCCAGACATTAACAAATCGATAATATATTGATCTGAATGTCCCTGGTAATTTTGTCTCATTCTTGCAAACGCTTGAGTTTTCTTAGCTAACTCAATATTTGATAATGATACTGTTATTCCACCGGCTTCTAATTCTGCAAACACAGCAGTTGCATCTGAATTAGGGTCTTTTCTTATACTGGGATAAGCATAATAATCGTAACCATCATTATTAATAGCGCCGTTATTATCATAATGTGTTGTGGTAGAATTATCTATAACAGTGGTGGTACGTGAAACTAATCCACTTATGGCTAATCCACCGGCACCCGAATTTAATGATATTTCACCATCAATAATAGCCTGATCAAAATCAGCCTTGATATGGTTCATATGTGGATTATTCCAGAATGCAGGTGCTAATGTTGCGTCCGTCATTGTTCTATGTTCAATAGATTTAGAAACTTCTGTTCGCATATGATTTACGACCAGATTATATGCTTCTAAATATTGACGATTTACGCTTGATCCCTGAATTGCATGAATACCCAATGTTTTATAAAATTCATCATCTCTATCAAATGTATGTGTTTTAATAAAATCAATAGGTGTTTCACCTTCTTCTCTAGGTACACCCATATAAGCGCGGTTTAAATCATCCATTCCATTAAAATTATCTTCAGCTAATTTAGGAACTAAATATGCAGAAACTTTAACGTTTATTCCGTTAAAAATCGGTTCTGCCATTTCCATGGCTTCAACGCTTACAGCCATACGGCCGCTTTGAACTCGATCTTCTCTTAATAGCGGTATAACTCCAACTGGAGTTATTTTACCCGCAGGCGAAGACGTAATGACAGTTTTCCTGTCTGTACGTTTACTTTTAACAACTGGAATGGGTGTTGTTTTTAAATTATTTTCTCTTAACATTTATTTTCCTTTTTGGTTTGTATTGCTTACGGCAATTCTTACATTTACAGCCTGCAGCACTTCGTGGTGCAGGCTTGCGTTTTCGTTTCATTTTACTAATTGTGGCATTGGCATATTAAATATGTT